GCTTTTTCATGAGGGGTCCTAACCTAGTAGAGATTGATTCAGGGTAAAGTTAATGTTCAAAAGTGAAGGAGTTCCTGCGGAACTGTAGGCATAATCGAAGTTACTAATCAGTATCCCATAGTTGGTGTTTATGGTACAACTGACACTAGCCCTTCTGGTAGATGGCTCATAGCTGGATGAGTAACTAACTATGGCCTTGACCCCCAGGGTATTCAAAATAGTCTCCTTGATGGCCTGGTCATAGGTGGTTAGACGACCCATGCCTAAAATCCGGGTGGCGTAGGGAGTTCCTAAGGTCACATCCAAGAACCACTCTCCCTGGATGAGTCCTAGGTTGGTCTTGATGGCCTGGGCCACCGCATCAGGGTTGTTCTGATAGAAGTTGGCCCCCTGTTGCCCAAAGGTGTAATCACCGTTGAGGTCTAACTTTCTATATCTCATGTGGTCCTCAGTATTTGACACATAATTGAACTCCCATACCGGCAGCCAAGTTATCCGGTCCGCCTTCTGGGGCATTTGGTGTGCTTGTGTTAGCCGGGGTGTTGGACACTAGAACAGCAGTACTACTCCCCGTCTGAGGTGCGGTATTTGTGGCCTCTTGGTAGATATGGGTGTGATCCTTCACAACACCGTGTGTCAAGACCCCTGGGGTGCCAGCCACAGGAACATAGCCGGCTGCAAAATAGGGTAGTCCAAAACTTGCCCCAGCTCCGCCCCAGGTGTACCCTATTGCAGCAAATAGTCTTGCATAGGTGACAGCGGAGATTAAGGTCTGCGCAGTTGGGCAGGCTAACCACCCCGCAGGAACCGCTCCCATGGCAAATGGGGCTATCATACCCGCCCAGCTAGTCAGGTCTATTTGGAGGGCTTTAACCGTAACATGTCCCTCTAGCATATCGATGAAGGTAGTTCCGGCATTACTCCGAAGTTGAACTGAGTTGGTGCTTATTCCAGATATGACCTTTGGCTTCGAACTAAATCCAACAAAGACCATCCCATCTGACAGGTCATGCATCCGAAGGGGAGATTGAATGTCGACGTTACCACTTGCCCACCAGGCATCAATGGAACGAGAAGAAAACACTACCAGTGCCTCATCCCCCAATGCCACTGGGAAGGTTAAGGAATATCCTCCCCCTTCGGGGAAGTGGACAGGACAGTCTACCAGAAGAGGTAATTGGACCCAGCTCCGAACCCCAGCGGGGCTAGTTAGCAGGGCCTTGATCGCCGGCTGAATAGTGCAGGTCTGAGTGACGGGGTCAAAGGACTGAATGATGCCAGGTAGTGCAGTCCATAGGTTAGCTCGCTCTCCGTCGAAAGCAACACGTAGGGCTTCCTGTAAACTCTCAAATCTCTCTCTTCTATCCATTATGAGGCCTTCACAGATTGGCTAGAGGACGCTGTGGTGTCCACAGCTAGGCAGACCAAATTGGTGTACCAATCATGACCTCTGGTATCTCCCTCATGTTCGACTCCAAAGGCCATGTAAGTCCCATCTCCCGACGCATCTCCAGACAATGGTGCATTGAACTGAATTCCGGCCCTCTGGTTGTAAGGAGTATTGTAGGGATTGCCCCCAGAGCTCATAAGTCGTTGAATCTCGTTATTATTCAGTTGAACTAAACCACCCACCCGAATTCGGCTATTTAGGAGACACCGGATGTTGATCCCCTCATCGGTTTGCTCAGGCATCCCTATCAGCCCAGTTCCAACGTTGATCTTTACTGCCTCCCCTGGTAGATACCCCGTGTTAGGGATGATAGTAACTGCTCCTCCCTGGATGGACCAAGAGGCATTTAAGGTTGAAGCTACATTCCTTAAGTGTATCCGGGATAAGCCAAATAGAACTGTCCCTCGAAGCTGCGGGTTAAGAAAGTTCCCACCCCCTGAGAACTGAATATCCTTAGTAGGGGCTAAGGTAGTGGAGGGCATTCCAGCAGCCGCCGCTTTAACCACATCCTCCATGGTGTAACCTGAGGCTAAGGTGGTGTTGACGAATCCCTGATTGAATCCAAGGTCTCCATCGGAGGCTAGAATCTCTAGGTAATTATCCGTAGCATTCTCTCGACCTATCCGATATTGCTTAATGGTTCCCTGAAAGACCACGCCATAGTTACCCCCTTCATAGCCGGCATTCAAGGCCACTTGACTGAACTCCCCTTGGATCTGCTTGATGGTGCTGTAGGCCAAATTGTATACCCGAATGGATATAGCATTGGGAGTCTCTACACAAGTAGCGGCCTGAGTATGGAACTTTATGCGGAAGTCCGAGAGGTCTAGTCCTTTATCCCCAGAGAAAACGACCAGACCTACTTTCCTGACCCATTGTGAGGTATTGCTCATGGTGTGGTGAAAGCCACTTTCCCAGTGATTCCTAAGTTGTCATAGGTGGGAGAAGAATTAAGGTCTCCATCGGTATAAGCATTCAAGACTCCCCCAAATCCCAGATAGGAGAATGGCCCCAATAAATCAACCCCTGCTACCAAGGGAATTCCGGAGAGAATGGCCATCCCCAAACTGTCAGAGATGTCAAAGATCCATGCCAGGGAGTCCTCACACCAATACAGTCGGAACTGATATTCAATCCCTCCAAGATCAATTGAGAAAAGCTGGGAATCATTGGTTAGAGGAATTTCATAGGTCTTCATTTAGTCCCCACGAGGGTTGCACTCTTCTTACCCAAATTAAGGGGAGAGGCGTTGAGCTTGGGATTACTAACCTTGTTCTTGGAAAGAAGGACTGTCTGAGTGTTAACCAGAATGACCTGCTTACACTCCACAGTGATGAGCAATGAGTTTTCTGACTTGTTGTCCGTTTCAGTTATCAGACTCTTGCAGATCATGTTGGTGTAGACCCGCTTACCAGTATAGACCACGAATAGGGCACGAGTCTCCTGAAGCTGTAGTAAGGCCTGATAGGTCTCTTGCAGCTTATTACCTGTCCCATTGACCGCTGAGATCACCCCCGTGACCAGACCATAGGCATTGGTCAACTGAGCGGCAGCAGGGCTAATGGCGGAGGCAGCACTAGCCGCTGCATTCCCTAGACTTCCACTACTGGATGGGCTGTTTGACCACCCAAGGTGTAGGACGATTTCGGCGGGTCTCTTGAAGGCATGGTCTACAATCGCAGCACCTTGCTCCACAGGGTGATCCGTGACCTCAAGCTCATCATGATGTTTTTCTTCCAGGGTGACCTGAGCGATGATATCACCTAGGACAGTCCCATCATTTAGCTGGGGTCCATAAATCCCCCTAACTGGTCGGATTAGGATGGACTCCAGGCCAAGCTGAGCACCAGCTTGAACAAAGCCACTATAGGAGGTCATCGATTATTTCCCTTGAAGTTTCGAACAATGTCCTTGGCCACATTGACTTGCTTATCCGCGACCATGCCCGCTACCTTACCGGCATCTGCACTACTATGAACATTGATCTCGGTGTTGATCATCACAGGAGAGTAACTTCCACCTGAGGTTCCAAGATAGGTCCCGCTTCCCATTGTTGGCATCCCAGGGAGTCCCGCAGGGGCTGACTTATTGCCCATAGAGAATTGCTTATCATCCCAGTGTCCCCAAGGATTGAAGAACCCGATGATAGCCTTCGATACATCGTTAGCCAGATTGAGTGGAGCCATCACTGAGGACTTAGCGTAGCTCTCTACGTCACCTCGGCTCTGTGGGTTACTCGAGAGATTCTTTACGAGTTCCATGGGGTTCATGAACTGGTTCTTCCAACTGGGAAGGTTCACCAATCGCATCCAAGCGTCGATTAGGCTATTGAGATACTTATTGGCATCCCTGAATGGCCCCACGAACCGGATGAGCAAGGCCTGCCCGAGCAGGTTGATCCGCATCTCCAACTTATCCAACCCTTGGGTGAACTCCATGATCGCGGCCTTAGCCTTTTTGGGATCCACTCCGGAATCCTTGTACATGTTGATGGCTTCCCGTTTCTTGGCCATCAACGTATCCATGTGGTTGATCATTTGGTGATAGGTATCTGGGTCAATTCCAAACATGGCGGCGTATTGGGCTCCGACGAATTCTGGCATGCTCTTAGTGGCCTTTACGAAGTCCAGCATGACATCACTCATGTCCCTACCCTTAACGGGTACTCCGAAGCTCTCTACGAGCCCCTGGAGGCCTGGGTTAAGCCGAACTGCCTGGGCCATCCCGTGGATCGCCGACTCCATGGTCTCTCCCGAGATGCCGATTTGCTTGCCGGCATACTCCATGGCTTTCATGTTCTGCACTGAGGACCCAGAAAGCTCAGAGTCAAAGTAGACCCGACGCATGCTGTAGGCGAAGGAGATGGTAGCCGCCTCTACCGCTGCGACTAATCCTGCAACGGCTGTGCCCATGGTCAAGATCTTCTTCCCTGTGACCCCAAGCCCATCTTCAAACTTCTTGAGAGAGATAGCGTCAGTTTGGAACCCCAGCTTGACCAGATATTCCTGTAGAATCTCAGCAGTGCCAGACATCTTAGCTCCTCATCCTTCTTTCGTTTTCATCGGATACATCCAAGGCTTCATTCATCTTCACCAAATCAATCAACCTCAGTCGACCATCCAGTAGAGACTCATATTGACACATCCCGCGCAGAACCGGACGAAGAAGCCAGTCCTCTCCTCCAGCCATGGTGACTAGCTCTTTTTGAGCTTGGTCTCCTCCACTTTCAAATCGGCGAGGGATGTACGAAAAAAATCGCCCAGATTCTCCTCGATAACGGAAATGGTGAGAGCCAACATATCCTGCATGGTGATGTCCTCAAACATCAGGCCTCCCTGAGGGCTCTGGATGGGGGCAAAAGGTCCTATAGGATCCTGCTGACGGGTTACCACAGACAGACACTTGCGGATCACATATTCGGTGTCCTCGTCGCTGATATGGCTCAGCATCAGGACAGTGACTAGGTCCTTGTTCTTCTGCTCGTTCTCAGACTTAACCAAACCCTCGATGATCGGAAGAG